AGATAAGGAGAATGAGCCTGTGTTTGTGTCTGAGGATGATGGTAACAGATTCTTTTACAAGCAATGGATCACTGGTGATTCCACCGACAATGTGTGGGGTCTATGGAAGGTTGGTCCTGCCAAGGCTGATAAGATCTTAGACAACAACCCCCCAGAAGATTGGGAAAGTGTCATCATGGATCTTTACCTTAATGAAGACTGGGACCGTCGCCCTGAGAACAAGCGTCCTGATATGTCCAAGGAGGAGTTTGCAATCTCTCAAGCCGTCTGTGTTCACATTTTACAGCAAGGGGAATACGACAAAGCAGAGCAAGCCATTACCCTTTGGAGTCCAAAAACCAAGCATATAGCAGAAGGAGAAATCGCAGAATGAATATAACCGTTACAGATAAGGAATTTGTGCCCACTAGGGGAACCTCAAGTGCTGCTGGATTGGATCTATATGTTCTTCAAAACACCTTTATCCTAGCAGGAACCACATCTATGGTGGATACTGGGGTAAGTGTAGAGATTCCAGAGAATCATTTTGGTCTCTTGTGCTTAAGGTCCAGCATGGGCAAGAAGAACCTTACTTTGGCAAATACAATTGGCATCATTGACAGTGATTATAGAGGTAATATTATTATCAATGTCAAGAACAATGACAAAAGGTATAGTGTCACCTTGAATCGTGGGGATAGGGTAGCACAATTAATAATTGTTCCGTATATCTCACCTGAAATCAAGGTTGTAGAAGAGTTGAGCGAGACTGTACGGGGAGATGGTGGTTTTGGGTCAACCGGAGAGTAACATAAATGTCCAAATTATTTGAAGATTTTGTCGCAATTTCAAGATATTGCAGGTGGATTCCTGAAGAAAGTAGAAGAGAAACTTGGGATGAAGCGGTTGACCGATACATCAACTATCTCATTGAGCGGTTTTCAATCTCAACCAATGATCGTCTTGAAGATATGGAAGCATGTCGAAAGGCAATGAAGAAAAGAGAGATCTTTGGTTCCATGCGTGCCCTTATGACTGCTGGTCCAGCACTCGATGTTGATGATGTTGCAGCATACAATTGCTCCTACATCGCCATTGAAAGACCATCAGACTTTAGAAACATTATGTATATTTTAATGTGTGGTACTGGTGTTGGGTTCTCCTGTGAGTCTCAGTTTGTCAACAAGTTGCCAGAGGTTCCTTCTGAAATCAGGAAGGCTGAAGACAATATTGTTGTTGAGGATTCACGGGCTGGCTGGGCTGACGCCTTCCATAAACTAATCCACAACCTGTATTCAGGGCATCATCCATTCATTGATCTCAGCAAGATTCGTCCTGCTGGTGCCCGTCTTAAGACATTTGGTGGCAGAGCCAGTGGTCCAGAACCGTTTGAAAGGTTGATTAGATTCACAACAAACATGTTCTACAAAGCCAAGGGCAGGAAACTTAAGCCAATCGAGGTTCATGATCTCGTCTGTCAGATTGCAGAGATTGTGATCTGCGGTGGTGTCCGTAGATCCGCCCTGATCTCCCTGTCTGACTTGGGCGACCGAGAGATAGCCATGTGCAAGTCTGGTGCATGGTGGGATTCAGCAGGTCATCGTAGCCTCGCCAACAACAGTGCAGTCTACGAGTCCAAGCCCTCGTTCAGCGAGTATCTTCAAGAGTGGAGTTCATTATATGATTCTCATTCTGGTGAGCGGGGCATTTGCAATCGCAAGGCAATGGAAACAATTGCTCGCAAGGCTGGTCGTAGAGTGGAAGGTCACAAGTTTGGGACCAATCCATGTTCAGAGATCATCCTTAGATCCAAGCAGTTCTGCAACTTGTCAACTGTTGTGGCAAGGAGTTATGATAATAAAGAAACAATCAAGGAAAAGATTCGGTTGGCTACCATTCTAGGCACGCTCCAGAGTGGTCTTACTGATTTCAAGTTCTTTGAAGAACGTGGTGACTACACGTTCAGAGACAATTGCATGGAAGAAAGACTACTTGGTGTATCTATCACCGGCATCATGGATGCCAAGGAACTATGGTTCCGTGGTGGTGATGGTGAGAAAGGCATCTTGTCTGAACTTAGGCAATACACTCATGATGTAAACAAGGATTGGGCTGAGTATCTTTGCATCAATCCAAGTGCCAGCATTACCTGTGTCAAGCCAGAAGGAACGACATCATGCGTGGCTGGTTCGGCTTCCGGTATGCATCCAAGATATTCTGAGTACTACATCAGAAGAGTAAGACTTGATATCAAGGATCCAATTGGCAAGTTGATGAAGGATCATGGCGTTCCGTGTGAGCCATGTGTCATGCGTCCAGAGAATACTTTGGTATTCTCATTTCCAATTGCATCTCCCGAGTCTTCAATCACACAAGATAATTTAAAAGCAATGAATCATCTTGAGTGGTGGAAGTTCTTCCAAGAACATTATTGTGATCACAAGCCAAGCATCACTGTGTCATATACAGATGACGACTTCTTAGAAGTTGGTCAATGGGTATGGAAGAATTGGGAATTGGTTTCTGGCATTTCATTCCTTCCCAGTCAGGATCATGTCTATAGACAAGCCCCATTCGAGGCAATTGATTTAGACACTTACAACAAGATGGTAAGTGAGATGCCTGTAGAAATTGATTGGGAATTGTTGTCACAATATGAATTAGAAGACGAGACAAAACACAATCACACTTTGTCATGCAGTGCATCTGGATGCGAAGTAACATAAGGAGAAAGAACATGAGTCTTTACTTTGTAAAAAGCGAATACGATCTCGACCTTGCCGTTGATGAATGTGTAAAACTCATGTCTATCAAACATTCCAGAGTCAAGGTCGGGTTCAACAACATGGGCATGGTTAAGATATTCATGCACAATTTGGGAAAGAAAGTCGATGAAAAAGATATTGACCCAAGTGAAATGGACTTTCATGTTGATGTTCTTGTTGGTGAACCAAATCCAGAAGACAATGATGAGGAAGTTGAGTATGAATAGAGGCATTACAGATGCGGTCAGCAGTGCAATTAGAATGGCTGCAATCAAGTATAGAATCGAAAGAGGATTGATTGATCGCAATTCAGATTTATATTTTTTATATAACATGTATACGGAAGTAAGCAATGGAGCCAACACAGAACCTGTTCATCAGTCAGGAACTGATGGACGCACTGAGGAAAGCAATCGGGACGATAACGCCGAACGACCTAAGAAAAGGGGAGTTCGAAAGAGGCGTACTGTTCGGACAAGAGCAAGTGTTAAAGAAGATTCAACATTGGAAGGAGGTGTTTGATGGGCGGTAAAGGAGGTGGTGGCGGACCAAGCGCACAAGAAATGATGCAGATGCAAAGACAACTTCAACAAGAAGCATTTGCAATGCAGCAACAGGCATCTCTTGAGCAAGAAGAAAGGGCTGCGGCTCGTAGAGAAGCAGAACGTGTTGCTGAGTTGGAAAGAAGACGAGAAGCAGAACTTGAAAGAGCAAGGCTAGAAGCAGAAGAAGAGAAGAGAGAGGATATTATTATGGCTGAGGCTGAAGGAATGTCAGCATCAGACATGGAGAACTATGGCAACGTCAATTTGGATTCTCCACAAATTGAACAGCCAGACTACGCACCAAGAACAGAACTGGAGTAACAAATGAGCAAGGTTCCTGAAAGAAACATCAAAGAAAGATGGGAAGCACTGGACAGGAAAAGAGAATTGTATCTGGAGAGGGCAAGAGCCTGCTCTGCCATTACAATTCCAACACTGCTCCCACCTAAAGATCATTCTGAACAGGAACCAATGTTTCAGCAATACTCAAGCATTGCTTCAAGAGGTGTCACAAGTCTTGCGTCTAAGATTTTAAGTGTTCTCATTCCACTTAACGACACCCCATTTTTCAAACTTGGTTTTAAAAACGGTAGAGATGCAGAGTTGAGTATAAGAGAATACCTTGAGGTATTGTCACAACAAATATACAACAAACTACTGACCAAGAACATGAGAGACTCCATCTATCTTGCGTTGCAGCATCTCATTGTAACTGGAAACTCATTGATCATCATGGATAATGACTATTCATTCCGAGTCATTCCCCTTGATCAGTTTGTAGTTAGAAGAAATGTGCAAGGTGATGTCAAAGAACTTATCTATGTGGAATACCTAAGCAAACCCAATGATGAAAAGATTGATGAGTCTAGGTATTTCCAGCATGGAGAGAATGATCAGACTGGATTTGATTCAGTTTACATTCGGATCATCAAGGATGATGAAGGTAAATGGTTTATGGAAAAGGAACTCAATGAGGAGATCATTGAATCAGGTTACTTTGAAGTAAGCCCCTTCATCATCCTTAGATGGACCGGAGTAGCCAATGAAGATTATGGCAGATCACATGTTGAGGATATCTATGGTGACATTGTAACTCTTGAATCCTATTCCAGATCAATGATTCAGGGCATGGCGGCTGCATCCACATTCTTCATGGGTGTGGATCCCGCTGGTCTTACAGAACTCAACGACTTGTCAAGAGCAAGCAATGGTGATTGGGTGCCAGCAAGAAAGGATGATGTGTATGTCATCTCACCATCATCAACCATGAATCCACAAGTTCAAATCTCTCAGTCATCGGTTGAGATCATGCGTAGAGAAGTTGGAAATGGTTTCCTACTTCAGTCTGCTGCAATGCCAACTGGTGATAGAGTCACAGCCACAGCAGTAAGAGCAGTGGGTAATGAACTTGAAACAATCTTAGGTGGTACATTTTCTGCTATTGCAAGAGAACTTATGGAACCACTTGTTAGAAGAACCATCCTATTGATGATTAATAACAATGAAATAGACATGGGAATGAAAGAACAGTTCGATGAAGAAAATGGTTTATTGGCAATTGAAATAACCACTGGTCTTCAAGCCCTGTCAAGGGACAGCGACCTTACCAAACTCATGCAACTTGGTGAGATGGCACGAAACCTACCTGAGTTTGCAAACAAATTGTTCAAGTGGGATGAGTATGGTCGTGCCCTTGTTCTCGCTCTTGGGTTTGATCCCAAGTTGTGGGTAAAGAGTGAAGATGAAATTAGACAGCAAGAAGAAGCCATGGCTAAGGCTCAACAAAATGCACAGATGCAACAGATCTTGGCAAGCAATGTTGCTGGTGTTGCTGCCAATGCAGCCAATCGGGATATTGAGCAGACCGGAGGTCAGAATATTCCTCCCGAAGCAATAGATCAAGCAATGCAAATGTTTGGATTAGGAGGACAACAATGACTGTAGTAAACGGATGGACTGTATTATCCCCTTCTTCTGATAGCAGATTAATCTATATTTCATCAGATGGAAACGATACCAATGCTGCTAACAACCAGAACGGGCGACCCTACTATCTTCCAAGCGATCCAGAGATCGGTCCCGATCCAATGAACCCCGTCGGGCCAATTCAGGCGTACGCGGACCCGTTTGTTGCCGTCAAGTACGTCCGGGGCGCCCAGTATTCAGGCGACCGGCCTGATGGTCTCCCCGGCTACGACACTAGCCTGCCTCGAACCAACGGCTATCCAGACTGGGTTTTGTTCAGGCGGGGCCAGTCCTTCGACTTCTTCATGGAGTTCATCAAGCCCGCCACCGGCCTAGTCGAAAAGAGAAGCTGGGGCTTCTTCCTCGGCTCGGTGAATCCAGACTACCCAACAGCCTTCGGGCACGGTGGGTCATCTCTCTATACCGGAGGACCGCGAGGACGCAGCGAATCCGAGCCCATGGTCGTCACCGCGTGGGGACCGAGTTCGGATCCGCGACCCGTCTTGGGCTATTTCATCGGAATGTTTGGAAGCCACATCCGCTATGTGTCCTTTGAGGCTCCGGGGTTGGGTTTTTCCAACGTCGGAGAGATTGAATGGATCTATACCGACGGCGATATGACCGACCTTCTAGTCGAAGACTGCAAGTTCACCAAGGGAATGGGTGCTGGCAACGGCGTGGTCTTCAAGGATTCGCGATTCCGTCGATGCGTCGTTGTCGACAACTTCAATCCAAGCAGCCACAATCAAGGGTTTTTCCTCGGTACCCCCAACTATCGGGCAGGTGAAAGTGATCTCGGATGGGAACTGATCATCGAGGAGTGTGTCTTCGACCGCAATGGCTACAAGGAAGACCCCAACGAGCCGACCACATGGACCGCCAACCTCGTTTCCGGCCAGACAGCGGGCGCGCTGCCTTCTGGGACCGGGGTGCAGCCGACACGGACCTACTTCGACCGCAACTTGTACCTGTCCGCATATGTCGATTGCACGCTCCGTGGCAAC